GAAGCGGCGTTAGTCATCAAACCACGACCACCACCAGTGCCAGACAAGTTCACAGCAGCCACCTGGTCAATCATCGAACTACCCTGCGGCAACACCGCATCCACAGCCAACTGCAACTGAGTCGTGAAAGTGCTGGCAAACGCATCAGCCAAAGTCTGTGCAGCCTTCTGCAAATCAGACTCCTGCGACAACAGCCCTTCGATAAAGCCGTTGCTCACAACCTGCTGACCAACCTCATAAAGCGTGTCAGTCGCATTAGCCGCAATGTCCGAAGCCGACAAAGCCAACTCATTGTAAAGACCATTCAACGCACTGATCGTGTCCGAACCACCAGCCACAATCGCCTCAGCAGTAGCCCCACCAGCATCAGCACCAGCCTGAACCAGCTGCGCAAACAACTGCTTATTCAAACCCAACTTCTTCAAAGCAACCAAGTTCTTAGCAAACGCCTTAGTCTTATCAACCAACTTCTGGAAGTTATCCACAAGGCCACCAGACTCAACCACATCAAAAGTCTTAGTCACAGCAACATCAATGCCGCCAACAATCGAACGCACAGTTTCAGTCACACTACGGCTAGAAGTTTCCAACAGGTTAGTGATGCTCAACAAACCAGTAACGCCAGCCGTTATGGTTCTAGCCACATCAATCTTGCCGGCCAACACATCACGCTGCTTCGCAATCGCCTGCAAAGTCTTACGCTCACTAGCCGCATACTCACGCAACGCCGAAGCAGCACCTGACAAAATCATGCCATCGGCCAACGCCGAATCAATCGTGTCAAAAATGTTGCTAAACGCATCAACAGCAGCCTGCTCAAACTGACCAAGTTCCGGTGTGAGCTTGAACATGTCACGGAAACCATCAACCATCGAACGAGTGGCAACCATAAACTCTTCGGCAGCCTCAGCCGCTTTTATGTAGGCCTCAGCCTGTTTGTTAGCAGCATCAGTAGCAGCCTTGACAGCGGCAGCAGCGGCCTTAGTAGCGGCAGCCAAAGCCTTCTGCGCTTCTGTCAAACCCTTCATTTTAGGATCTGGTTCAAAATCAGTGCCGATTTTTACAGGTGCTTCGTAGCCACCAGTTCTAGGCCTACCAGGATTGAAACTAAGTGCTTCTTCCTGCGCACGCTTTAAGTTACCCAATGCCTTTATTCCACGAAGAATAAAGTCACCTAAAAACAAAAAGCCAAAACTGCCATTGTCATTGATTTTAAAAGTTGCAGCTAAGTCGCTAAATGAGTTTTGGATGTCTGTGACAGTGAGTGCTATTTGATCTGCTAGGAATCGGAAACCAGTAACAAGGTCTAATAAATCATTAGTGACATTTGCAACGCCATCTTGAAATTCGTCACTATTCAAGTAGTCTGCTAGATCATTCAAAGAAGGCAGCAAGGCTTCGCCAACAGCTTCTTGAATGTTGCCCATCACGATTTCTAGTCGCTGATAAGGGTCAAGTTCAGCGGCAGCGGCAGCAGCACCAGCGAACTGTGTGGTCAAAGCAGCTAACGGGTCTTTTACACCCTTGACATTTACGCCGAGTCTGGCCAACGAAGCAGTGTTACCCTGAAAAGCCTTACCAAGTGCAATGCTTACAGAACCTAGATCTCGACCTGTTCCAGCGGCAACATCCAGAGCCAAACTGGTCAACTTTGTAGCCTCAGCAACTGACGAGGTGCTACGAGTCAACTGAGCAAATGCTGGCCGAATGTTGTCATCAGCGACAGCCGACATCGACTCCATTTTGCTAATAGATTTTTCGACAGCCGCAATCTGCGAGTCGGTTGCGCCCGTAGTATTTTTTAGAGCAAGAGCTAATAAGCCCTGCGACTTAGCATCCTCAGCAGCCGCTTTACCAGCCGCATTTAACTGACCAACGAGTTGACTGACACCAACACTCAAACCAACCGCGCCAAGCGCAGTCTTCATAGTCTTGCCTAGACTCTGAAAACCCTTCTGAGCCTTCTTTAGCCCAGAGTCCTCAAACTGTGCGGCGATAATCGCTTTGATTTTGCCAGCCATTACATCTTTCCAATCTTGCGATTCATGTTCGCAGCAACCGTGTCAATAACTCTTTCAACGCGCCTGCGAATCTCAGGCAACTGGTTTTCAATCGCCGGATAAAAATACCTAGATGGCCTAGCGTTCAACGCCTGAATCATTGCCTGACCCTGACCATTCAAACGGTGAGTTCTAGTGCCACCCTTGTATTCATAGGGTCTAGTCCTGCTCTTAGGATTACGACCACGACCAGTGCCACGACCAGCCATGTCCAAAATGTTGAAACCGAACTGCTTATTCTGACCAGTAGCAGAAATAGCCACCAGGTTAGAAGTTGTCGATCCATAAGCCCTAGACCGTTGCGCCGGTGTGATGTTAGTTGTCACCGAAGCACCCGACCAAGCTGTGCGGCCACTGTGAGTAAATCCGTCTTTGCGCCGACCAGCAAACGGTGAAATCGTTGGCACATTCTTCTTCACGGCAGACACCGCAGGCGCAGTAATAAACCTAATGTCTTTGCGCAGCTGCTTGTAAGTGTCAGGTTCAAGTTGCTGCAACGACTGAATCATGGCGTTCACGCCCACAAACTTCACAACAACATCAGCCATGTCATCAATTCTACCGCCAACCAAACAAAGCAAAAGAAAACCCCGAACCGAAGTCCAGGGTCATCTTCACCTCGCCTGATTCTTATGAATCAAATACCGTTGCAAAGTAAACAACATCCGAGGCGATTCTTGCATTAGCAGGCTTGGTGCAATACCTGTTTCAACAGCAAGGCCGGCGATGAGCCAATGAGCAGACTCATCGCCAAGCCCAACTATTTTGGGTCGGATTCACTCGCAGAAACCGCAGAAACCGTTTCAATAAAATCCTCAAAGCTCTTATCAGTCTGCTTAGTTCGACTCAACGCAGCCCAAGCCAAAAACACAATGTGTGTCAGTTTCTCAGACTTAGCCAAAGTAGCCACAGACAAATTGAACTTCTCTTCAAATTTCAGCATGTCAGGCATGATCACCGGAATCGGGTCAATGGTTCTGCCATCCAAAAATTCTGCGCGTAGATTGAGTTTCATTTGGTTTCCTTTTTAGTTGTGGTAAAAATTAGGCTGTTGCGCGAGTAACAGTGCCGCTTGTTGGCCAGGTGACCGAAAGGGTCGCTAGATCGCCAACGGTTGAAGCAAACGGCTGGTATTGCGACACCAAGCAAACAGCAGTGTAAATGGGGTTAGTTGCCGAAGTTGCAGAGCTGGTTGGTGTGATGGTCACAGTCGCGTTTGTGTTCAGCAAAGGCCACAACACAGCATCAACCGAACCAGCACCAAAGTCCTGGTAAAAGTTGAGTGTTAGTGAACCTGAGCGAAGGCCGCCAGTAACAGTCTTCCACTGACCACCAAAAGTGGTTGTGTCAACTTCGTCAGCCTGGATGGTTAGATCAACTGATTGCAGCGAGTCGCTGAAATTAGTTCCGTTGACCGTAATCTTGTGGTCTGTTGCCACGAATTTTGGCATTGAATCTCCTTGTTAGTCTGCCTGCACAACTAAGTCAAACTCAGCTGCCAGATATGTGTTATCTCCGAGTGAAATTGAGCCGTAGTTTCTCATCGTAGACACTATGCAATCAAATGCTTTATTGCCGAGTGTCTTATCTAATTCTACTGCCCTGAGAATACTAGAAGAACCCGTTGGCGAACAGTAAGCATCCAACGAGTTCTGTGCCGTTCTCTCACTAGCCAAACCAACAACCAAAGTCACCGTGAAGTTGTAAGTCGACAAGCCGTTCTTGAACGCTTTGTGATAGTCAACCGATGCCGGTGCAATGATCGCAAACGGTGGATTCACATTTGCAGGAATAGTCGAACCCGTGCGCAAACCTGTGATGGTTGCCAGGTTGTTTGCGATGCCTTGTCGCAGCTCACTAATCTGTGCCATTACGCCAAGAACCTTGCCAGGCGATACGGCTCAACGAGCTGCTGAACATCAGGGTCAAGTCTTGTGCCAACGCGAATGTAGCCGAGGTCTGGTGCAGACAACACACCCAACGGCGAGTCAAGTCGCTTGAAGATTCGGCTGCTCTGAATAATCGTGGCCTGCTTGATAGCCACAGGCGCAGCAGACCAACCCCAAGTGCCAGTCACACGCACACTGGCCTCACCAATGTTTGTGCCAAACACATAATCGCCAACAGCCCTGATCCGTGTCGCAGGCCAACCAGTCAAACCGTCAGCGCGACCGTTCAAAGGTTCAAGCTGGTAATCGGTGCTGTTCCAAGTCTGGTCAAACACGCCATCCAAGTCGGCAGACACCACAAGGCTGCTCAACGAAATCAAGTCATCAATCTCGCAAACAATCGTGTCTTCTGGTGTGAAGAATCGGGTTGCTGTGCCGTTCGCGTAAAAGTTCCGACCAGCGAAACCATCGACCAGGCGCGAAGCCGACTCAATGGCCGTTTCCAGCAAACTGTCATCAATGCTGTCTGTTATTCGCAAGGCCGCTTTGACATCAGCCAAAGTCGCATAACCGTTAGTAATCGCCACAGAAACTCCTAAAATCTATGCTTCTAGTTTAGCCGTTAGTCAGCCGTGCCTTTATAGCAGTCGTGCTTATCCCATCCGTGTAAGGCAGATACACCAAACCAATGCCGCGCTCATCCAACCAATCCTGGTCAAAACCCATCTGATAGTAATAATCACGCCGCGCCCAATCGCTGCCGATCACAACATAGTCAGGTCGAACCTGCTCAATGGTCGGCTTGGAATCCGCACCACCCATGTTCGGCACAACAGCTGCCACCCATTTACAACCCAACAAGGTTGCTTCGCGTTCACGGTAAGTCATCACCGGTGCTTTGCCCTTGTATTCCACAATAAACTCATCAGTGTTCAACGACACCACCACATCCCCGATCTCGTGGCAGCGTTCCAAGAACGCGATATGCCCTGGATGTAACAGGTCGAATGTGCCGCCAGTGTAAACGGTTGGTCGTTTCAATCCCATCGATTTGCCCTTCGTGTTTGTAGTGTCCACGCATTTGCCGTTATACGGCCTTGTGCGGCGTTCTCAGCCCACAAACTTTGATTCCTGCTGTATGACACCGAGTTCACATTTTGAAAGCCGCTATGGAGCGTAGAACTGTTATCGTGACCCATTTTGCAGGCAATAGTTTTCTTGCTCACGGCAGCCAAATCAACGCGGCGTTCCAAATCATTATCGTCAAAATACAACGGATAAAAGTTCTCATCATAAAGCCCAACCTTCTCAACCATGCCCTCACCAAACACCACACCCGACCACTGCGGCACAATGTCCAAAAAGTTCAACGCCTGCGTGTCCACCTGATCGGGGATGTTCGCCATCTGCCCAGGCTCAAACCAAGCATCATCATTCACCAGCACCCAATAAGGCGCATACGGTGTGGCCTTCACAATCAGATTCCAAGCACCCACCAAACCAAGACCGAACGGAACTTCGATGTTCCACAAGTGTTTCACCAGCTCAGGCTTCTTAGGTTGCCAAGTGCGCGACCCCGAATTGTTGACCACAACCAAATGCTCAACAGGATAATCAATGCTGGCCAGTAATCGGTCAGCCAAATCAAATCGTTTCAGAGTGCAAAACCCCAAAACAGGAATCATCGCAAAATCTTCTTCAACACCGGCAACCAGTAATCGCGCCAAACCTTTTCAGCACCAAAACCCTCAGCAAAATCAATCGCCTTCTGCGACTTGCCACGCGGCCTGTCATAAGCAGCCTGCAACGCCGCCACAGTCTGCGGAATGTTCGGCACACTAAACCAAGACTTCTGCGCCTCATCCCACAACGGCTGACACTCAAT